AGTCTGAGAGGAATGCTCAGGCTCAAGTGAATTTGGGTCGGTCTAAAAAGCCGGCGCCGAATCAGCAGCAGGAATCCACCGAAGTGATCAGCAACGCAAGTTGCTGACGCAGTAGAGAATCTCCGTCGTTCACGGCGGAGAGAACGTCAAAGCATCGCGCTTCTCAGCTTCAAGAGCTTCTGGCATCTCTTCGCGTATGGCTCACAGTCCTCGAGCCACTGGTCGACGATATCTTTGCGCCAGCGCATGAACCCGTCCGCCTGCCGCCAACCGGGCGGCAGTTTCTGCTGCACTACCCACCTTTCAACCGTTCGCGTCGACCTCTTGAGGTACTGCGCTAGTTCGACTTTGGTCATCCAGATCATCTCTCTCCTCCTCTCTGTTCCAAGTAGTCATTTCGTTCCTCTGGTTCGGGCAGTACGCCAGACTTCATAGCTTTCTCAAGCGAGTCGTCCTCAAGCCCCCACCTGCGCACCGTGTCGTAGTGCTTGCCGAGAATGAATCGCTCGTGCGCTTCACGCAAGCCAGGCGTCTCGTCCAACGTCTCATGCGTGTTGTGCTTGAGCACGTTGATGAGCGCTTGACGTTCATGCTCGTAGGCGTACTCCATGAGCTCCTGCGCGACGATGAGGCCGTGCTTGACCGGCTCAAGGTTGGCTGGCGGAATCTCCTTGCCGTGGTTGCGCAGTCGAGCGCAGACGACGGTCATGAAGGCGGCGTGTTGGATGTCTTCGAGCAGATCCTGCTCGGCAACGCCTAGGCACTTGTGACAGAGCGCGCCGAGCATGAGCGTGCTGCTGATCTGGTTGAAGTCCGAGTAATCGGTCGTCGTCGGCCAACGCTCGAGCGCGAAAAAGCTGAGCGTGAATGCCTCGAGCAGAGAGTCCTTCTCTTGAAAGCCGAGCAACCAACCGAGTTGTTCACATCGGCGGCGTTGACGCGTTTTCTGGCGTTCGAGGCTGGCGATGGTTCTACGTGCGTCGTCCGCGTCCTTGAACTTCCCGCGCACGAACTTCTTTCGAACGGCGAGGTCTCTCGCTCGCTGTCCTTTTTTGCGGGGTTTTTTGCTTACTGGCATGTGTGATCAGATAAAAAAAAGCCCTCGGCAATTGCCGAGGGCTGAACAAGAACCGCCCGTTTTGATGATTGGGGCGTAGAGAAATAAATTAGTTGTACTGGTGCTTGATGCTGGCGCAAATCGATTTAAGGTTGCTGATGAAGGCTTTTGTGTCCACAAAGTAGTTCGGGTATGCCGTACGTAGATCTTTCATATCGCCAGCGGCAGCCAAAACAACGTCGATATTTGGGTTGTTTTTTTCCTTTCCTTCCATGAGCATGTACATTTGTTCGGCGAGCTGTGATTGCGTATGCTCGAAAGGAATGAACGATGTCGCTTTTTTCTCGGTGTCGAGAATCAGCAAGTAGTATCCGTTTGACTTTTTGTTTTCAACGCCAGATGTAGCTTTGACGACAGAGGTAAAGGCCGCAAGCTTGTCGAATACGCCCAATTCGGCCTCAAGGAGTTCGAATTCTTGTACGATTTCTTGTGGAGATTTATCTCTAAGACAGGCAATTATTGGCTGTTTTTCTTGGATGGAAAACAGCGCACTACATACGCGGAAAAATTGTTTGAATTTTTCATCGCCCAATCCAGTTTTGAACGAGGATTTCTCGATCACGCCAAGGGTTTCAACGGCGGTTGCCCAATAATGCTGAAGTTTGGTTCGAATTTGAACCTCGACTTGCATCCCCTTCAGTTCTTTGTGTTGAGGCGTGTCGTATTTGAAGACCTGATGAATGCCACGATATCCATCGTCCTTAGGATTAGAAATGTAGTCCTTAGGAGGAAGCACAGGACAGTGCTGGTGGCGACCCTTGATAAGAGATTCGTGAACCCGTCGAACTTCGTCGACAGAGTTTACGACAGCACGGATGCCTCCGATGTCCTGCATTCGGTCAAGCTGCATGTCGGGAAAGCGCTTTAACTTTGCGATGATGGACGGGGTGCGCTTAAGGCGCTGCGCAACAATTGAACCTTTGATGCAAAGTGCCTTGATTTTTTTTCGAAGCAAGACTTGGATTGTATTGATCGGTCTGTAGTACAGAGATCGCCAGTCCGATAAAACTTGAAGCGCCGCTTCAAAGTCGGCGTTAGATACGCTCGGTGTCCGGAGCGCTTCACCTGCTCGACGAACTGCTTTTTTTGACGGGACTGTAAGTTGTTCTGTTGCCATATTGAACCCAAAAGATGGCGGAAGCCCATAAAAAACAACATTGTGGGTCTCCTTGATCCCCTATTGTAACGAATGCTACCTCGGTTTCTACCGTCGCAGATTGCAGAGATTATGCAATGGCAACTCGACCTATCCACGTCTGCGGCCAGTTGATCGTGTGCCACAAAGCGGAGAGGTAGAGTCGAACGCTCTCGAGTGTTGACATGGCTTTCATCGCGCCGCCTCCCAGTCGCGCAGTGCGTGCGTGAGCATGTACGCGGAGAGCTTCACGCGGTCAAGGGCGGCAGGGCTTGCGCTCTGCCTCGCGGCGGAGAGTACTGTCGTGTACTTCCTCACCGCGTCTGCGATGCTGGCTGTGTCCTTGTTGTCGATGAGTCGGCTTGCGAGTGCGCGGAGATTTGAGGTCGACTGATCGCGATACGACCATCGAAGCTCGCGGCGCAGGTCTTGCACGACAATTTCGGTTTCTGTCATTCGTCCTCCTCCTTCTGTTTGACGAAGTACTCAGTCGGAAAGAGCGTTGGCGCAATCTTGCCTAGACGGGGACGTGGAGGAGGTAGAAGCCTCCCAGCGTACCTTTGGCGTCTACTGGGTACAGGCACAACTCTCCGTCGCACTCCGCCTCTGCCTTGCACATCTCTTCTTGCGTCGGCATCTTCGCGTCCGGGTGCAGACGCTTGATCTTAACTCTCATTCTTTTCTTCCTTGTTCTGCCATTCCGAAGGCGATGTCCTCGATCATTGAGCGTTGGACCGGAGGAATTATCACGGCCTTGGCCTCGGTCTTCTTCTCGGCTTTCTTCTCGGAGTTGTACGCACGGTACTCGTCGCGGGCCGCGGCGGGCTCTGCGTACTTCTGGTCAGTCAGGCTCACGAGCGTGTCATGATCGTCCGTGACGGACAAAATCCCCGCGTCGACAAGCTTCCACACGGTGGTCTTGAATGACGAGCATTGCGGACGCAGGCCCAACGCGCAGAGCAGCGCCGACATGCGCATCGGGCCTTTCTCGCCGAGGAGTTCGAGGGCTTTGTCTGCCCTCACTCCGATGTATCCCCCATTTCTCATCTAATGCTCACGCTCTCGCGTGCCTCCAAGTGGCAACCGGAGACCTCGACGCCGTCGAGCAGTGCCTGCTTGATGGCGATCTTGTTGGGGCTGACGGTCGTCTTGACGGTCGTGTAGGCCTCGGGCAGGTTTGCGCCTTCGGAGACTTCGACGGCCTGCGTCGTGCGGATCGAGACGGTCACGCGGGCGGTCTTGACATTCCCGGTCGCGTGCAGGGCATCGAGGAGCATTGCCTTGAGGTAGTCGGAGCGCTTCTGCATCGACTTGACGCGGGCGATCATGCGGTCGGCTTCGTCCTTGGCGGCTTTGGCTTCGGCATCGAGCTCGCGGAGGTAGAGCGCGGTGGCTTCAATCTTCTCAGCGGCTTCTGCTTCGACGGCGTGGAGCGCGTCCGCATTGAGGATTTCCCCAGTCTCCTCGTCGACGACGATGTCATCCAGCGCAAAGCGTAGCGCCGGGGCGATTTCGTAGAGTTTCATTTTGGGTACCTATGAAAAAGCCCCGCCGGTTAGGGCAGGGCCGATTGAGAAAATTAGAACTCAGCAAGTAAGTAGTGGAATTTGAGAACCTTTTTTGGGGTAGGCTCGATCTAGCAATGCAATGAATTGAGTCCAGCTGTCCGACGCTCTCATTAATCCCATTACTGCGTGGATGTGGGCTGATAGAGCTGGATGCCCTATATCGTCAGTCATCCATTGGTGATGTTTTGTCTTACGCCGACCAGTGTCTGTTTTTGGATTTCGCTTTTCGAGTTCTTCAACAAGCCCAGGGGCAATTCTGTCGTACACGATATCGATGGTGTATTTCCCAACAACGCTGGGATGCTGATTTTTTGATACATTTGGGTATGTCCATCCTCGAAGTCGATAAATCTGTTGGTAAAACTCATCTGGGAATCTCTTTGCCCAAGCCGCATATTCTTTTAGCAGATACTTATCAAGCAAGGCATTGAGTGCATTCCTATTGCGGACATACTGGTATCCAGTTGCCTCGTCGATTAGAGCAGTTATCCCAACTTCCGCTAAAGCTAAAATAATAATTTCTGCCTGTGCGGCAAGGTGGAGTTGATTCGGAAGTAAAGCATTTGCGCGCCGGGCTGACAGATACATTCTGCAAAGTTGGACGATATCTTCTGCCTCGAAACCGTGACATTTTGTCCCATCTTTTTCGAAGACGATTGCCGTTTCTGCAACAAGCCCATTTTTGAATTTTTCAGGAACGAACGGTTGCAAATTTGTTGGTGCGAGGTATCGATCCAGGCCGCCCTTCTTGTTGCCAGTTAAAAGACCAACAACTTCTCGTTCCCAGACAACTCGTTTTTCGTTATCAAGGACAGCACACGGTATTTGTGCGCCCCCTAAAGAGAGCGTGCCGACGTATTCTGCACTTGGATACCCAGCCTTTTTAAGGGCCGCTTTAGCTGCGATTTTTGATCTTTGATCTGGCGTTAGGGCCGCGCTCCTCGCTTTTGCAGCCGCTTGTTTTTTAATGTCTTTTGCTTGCATGTAACCTCCTGTAAGCAATGTGCTTGCAGAGGGATTATAGCAAGCAGGAACGAAACAGAGGCGCGTTGTCAAAAAGCCCCCAGCTCCGTGCCGAGGGCTTGGGTTTACATGTAGTCGTAGGCTTTCCTTCACCTGGGCAACGGAGGCCCGTCGTAGCACACTGAATAGGCAATGCGACGGGCAGTGCGACGAGTAAAGGTTCGTTTCCTACGATCAAAAGGGGTTGTCGTCAAGCGGAGCGTCGTCGTAGGGGTGCGCAACCGGAGCCGACGGCGTGACGGGCTTGGCTTCTTTGTCCTTGAGGTTCTTGAACTTAGCCTCGACTGCCTTGGCCTCGAGGTTGTTCAGGACTTCCTTTGCGTTCTGTCCAGTAACCTGATGGAACGGCGTGATGATGTTCATCTGGTAGGTCGTCTTGATCTGGCCTTCGTGCTCATACTCGCGATTCTCGCGCTGGAGGAGCAGGCCGATGGTCTGGCCCTCGAGCGCGCCGATGCGATAGCCCGGGCGCTTCGTGCCGTCGCGGGTAAAGACCTGCGCTTGCGTAGCCTCAACCTTATCGAGCTTGAGCACGGCAAGCAGCGCGTCCATGATGTCGGCCCCGAAGGTGCGATCGCCCGTGCGGCTGGAGACGTAGAGCTTGATGAAAGCCATCTTCTCGCCGCGCTCTTCGGCGGTCTCTCCGCACTCGGTCCAGCGAAGCGCCTTGAAGGCGAACTCGACGTAAGTCGCGCCCGCCTTGCTTTCGGCGACTTCGACCTGTGTGAGGGTGCCGACGTACTTGCCGGACTTGTCGATGCCGTTGAAGCCGGCAACCTTTTCCGCGGACTTGCGGTTCATGGTGAAGGTAGTGATCATTCTTCAGTTTCCTTGTTGTTAGTAATTCCGTAATACTCTTTGATAATTTCGTCGATAGCAGCTAGGTCGTTATCTATCTCAGCGGCCTCAAACATTCCGACAGGTGCTTTGACCGTATCGTGTCCGTCGTTTCTGGTACTGAAATAAAACCGTCCTGCGGCAGGATCGACTTGCGCTCGTAGCACTGTTGTGAAGAACCCCTCAAGCACCACGACGCTGTCCAGCATCTTTCCGATGGTCTTAAGGTGGACGCGTCCGAAGTCGTCGGTAGTCGTGTGGCCAAGGATGTAGACGCGTTTGTTGTTCGCCAGCTCAGACGCGGCACGTACCACGTCGTATCCAACTCCTGCGAGTTCTGAGAATTTCTCGTAGGACTTTTCAGAACGGCGGTTCATGTAAAGGCTGAGAAGGATATATTGAAAGTCATCAATCACAATCACGTCAAAAGGACTCGCGTGCATGCATTTGATGATCTGCTGAGGGTCAGCACTGACAAGGATGTTGTTTCCGTCGCCCTTGGCCTTGATCTCTTTCCACCCGGCTGAGCGAAAGGGTAGGGGCTTTCTGACCGGCTGGATCAAAAGTGTGTTTTTTGGGTCGAGGTTTCGAAGTGAACAGGTCTTGCCTGTTCCGCTCTCGCCCAAGATGAGGCATGCGTAGCTCATGGTGTCGTCCTCAGAAAGGTATTTCGTCGTCGTTGATCGCGTAGAAGTCTTCGAGAGTCTTGCTGTAGATCGGCTCGGGACGCTTTGCCCGATCGCCGAACCATTGCGCGCGCTCGAACTCGTCGCGGCTGCCGTACTCGGGGTACGGATCGGCGGGATCGTCTTCAGGCTCGGGCATCGGAAGCACGAGCGGCTCAAGCGTGGTGATCGTCATGCTTACTCCTCAATCTTGTGGCGCTCGTCGTACTCGAGTTCGAGCATCTCGCCGTAGAGCATTGAGGTCGCATGCTCAAGGGCTCGGTCGAGCTCCGAGCTGAGCGTGAGCGTCGCCTTGAGAGACGACTCGAAGTCGTCCACGTAGCGCGTCTCCATCAGCGCGTAGAGCGCTTTGATTCTAGCGTCGGGGTTTAGCCAGTAGGCAGGAAGCACGCGGTCGTAGTTGCCAAGGACGAACGTTCTGGCGTTGTCCATCGTTGCCTTGATGCCCTTTTCGTGCAGCTCAAGCGCGAAGTCTTTGAAGTCGTTCATTTATCTCTCCCAGTGTCCAGTAATGAGCACGCCGGCGATGATGGCCAGCGCTCCGATGAAAGTGATGAGCGTCCAGACGCGTCCAGGGCGCTCGCATGAAAAAGGCTCGACGTTCTGCCGAGCCTGCTTTGCTGTGCGCCGCTGCTCGAGCGGTCGCTTTCGAGTAATTCGTTTCATGTCGAAGTCCCTTGGAATGTGGTCAATGATGTGGGCCGGGTCGGAGAAGCTCATGCTGCTTCCTCCTCCTCGCGCTCCTGCCAGAGCACGCGAAGCTCCTCGAGGCAGTCCTCCATGATGTCCTTGTCGAGCCCCGCGTCGTTGGCTGCTTCGGTGAACTCTTCGATTGTGACGAGCTCGCCTCCGGCTGTAAGCGTGTCGAGATCGAGCACGTACCCGTCGACAAGGATCGGCTGTTCGTCCGGATACTCGTCGTACACTGACGGGACGCCGCCCATGCCGAAGTAAAAACCGTTGCTCATGCGAAGTACCTCAATGCGATGACCGTGAGACCGATTGCGACGACGCCACCGATCGTGAAAAGTCGAAGACCGAACGTGATCGTGTCTTCGGACGTCGGCTCGAACTGGACGAGCTCGTCGGCGCTGCGGCCGGTGAAGAAATCGAGAAGAGACATAGCTTTCTCTCCGGTTGGAAAAATGAAAAAAGGCATTCAGATGCCGCCGAAGGAGAACGCCACGTGATGTGGCCGGCGGCACGTGAATGCCTTCTGATGAAAGTGGGGTGAGGGAGCCGGGGTGAACGCAAAAGCCTCTCGTCTGCAGATGCCCCGGCTTTGGAATCTGGGACTAGTCGCCCAGACCGGCGCATATCTGCGTCACGCCGTTTGCCCTCGTAGCCTTTTACGGAAGTGCCTGGATGAAGCGCTCGATGTTTTTCGCGACCGCTTCGTATTTCTCAGGCGTTCGCAGTTTCGACAGCACGTAGGGGTCTGTGAACATGTAGAAGCTGAGCGCAGCGGCGAACGCTCTGCACTCAACGCTGAGCCTGCAGATGTCCTCTGCGGTCGGCTTCTTAATGCTGAGTCCGAGGAAGTACCCGGCGGCGAAGGTCTCGAAATCTTTGATCTTTTGCATTGTCTTGAGGCGAAAAAAGCCCCCGGCGGATGCCGAGGGCTTGGTAAAAGAAAACCCCGTGGCTGGTGCCGACGGGGCGGTTTAAACTTGGCGAAGTTGTCAAAACATGCTTTCTTCTTCCTTCGCGGGGATGAGTTCATGAACCTTGTCAATGTACCATTTCACGCTCGCCTTTTTGGCGTTGGTTTCCATCTTGATGTCTACACGAAGTTTGTCACCGTGTGCGAATTGGTATCGGCGTTCTTCGACCGCCTGTATGAATGCTTGATCGCGCATTGTGGCAACGAACTGTGTTCCATCCCAAGAAAATGACCATCCGCGAGCGTCGTCCAGCGAGACTCGCCGAATGGTTACGAGAACATTCTTATGAGTTGAACTTGATGGAGCGTTTTCCGTTGTGGGTATGGGGAGATACTGAGCCGCTTCCGTGTCAATCGTTTCGAGCTGTTCGCCTTTCTCATTCAATACGTCAACGTTGTGAACTTTCCCGGAAGAGACGGGGGAAAAAGTTTCGTGCAATGCTTCGCGAACCTGTGTATTGCCGTACATGCTGATGGCTCCTTGCGTGGAGTTGAAGGTGCAGTTGTTGTACTGAATTGTCACGTGACCATCCTGACTCTCGCTAAGAGCGCTTTCGGGTACATCTTGTCCTTTGAACAACTTCGCCAGCTTCACTATGTCAATGATCAGAGAGAGGAAATCCCGCGCGCTTGAGGGGGTAAAAGCTAACCCGGCGAACAGCGACGGCGAAAAATGAACCACGTTCAGAACAAGGTCGGCAATCGCGCTGCCCTGTCGAAACTTCGCGCTCACGAGCAACTCGGCCTTAGCCTCAGCCTTGAGGGATCCATGCGCGATGGTGCCAACCGCAGAAGATAAACCGAGCAAGGATCGTGCAAGCTCGCTGGCGTTGATTAGGTGGTTTTCGGTTTCTGGTCCCGCGTACCTTAGCGAGAACTGCACAGAGTCTTTAGTGGTCATGGGCTCTCCAGATGTACGTTCTTCAAGCGTTATTGCTAATTTTAGCGCCGAAGAAAAAATCTTCTCTGAGCGTAGAAAGCTGGTCAAAGCACCCTCCCCGAAGTGCGGTTTCTCTTTCATTCAGGTGAGAAGCGGAAAGACGCTTAGATCGGCTTTCTTGAGGCAATAAAAAAGCCCCCGGCGTGGTGCCGAGGGCAGGAAAAGCAAAGCCCCGTCAGTTTTCACCGACGGGGCTGAATGTCGCTACGGTCGATTGCAATCTCGGTTCCGTAGAGGCCAGCTCAGTTACGAGACTGGACTTAGAGCCAGTCAAGCCTTGTGGCTAGTTGCTGGAATAGCTTCACTTTATTAGAGGATTTTTAGCCACTTAAGAACAAGCGGTCCGAGGAACATGCAAACCCCGATGCCGCCCATCATGTAGGCTCTCCACTCTTTGAGTTTGCTGATTTCCTCTCCGAGTTGCCCGCATTTTTTCTTTAGCGCTTCAATCTCCTTGTCGTGGTTGTCGATGCGCGTTTCTGCTTTAGCTACGTCCTTCAGCAGTTCTTTCTCACTACTGAAGTATGGGCTGTAAACAGATGGGGCATTGGGCGGAGGTGTGGTGTTTTCCATATCAGCCTCCGATTCGGGTCTTTAGCCACTCCCAAAGTGCGGTTGGTGCGTAACCACCGTAGATGCCAACTTCGGTAATAACCGCAGGGCACGGGCGATTTTCTTTGCTTCGTTCACCAATCAAGTCAAGATGGGTTGCCAGTTCGGCGGTCGTGCCGTTGAACCTAACGAAACAAGCTTGCTTACCGGGGAGGATGTATCTGTCCTTTTCCTCAAAGGATGTCTCAACGACGCTTGCTAAGCGTTCTGCATCCTCCGTAGGTGTGAGTTGGAATACAGCCATGACGTTCTCCTAGATCATGTGTTTGGTGTTGAAATCTTACCTTTTTGGGGGCTTTCAGTAAACCTTTCGTGATTTTTTCTTTCGAAAACCCACCTAAGCCCTCTCTGCGGAAAGGCGCTTAGATCGGCTTTCGATCAGGGCGCGGCTGCGCATCGTCTGCGCTCAGGCCGCTCGGGACGTGCGTCCTCTGCTTCGTTTCAGCTGATCCTGATCTAGCTCGTGGGGCGTGTGGCGATCGTCCGTCGCCATCGAGCATCCGTCGCTTTCAGGTGGTCCCCATCCCAACCGCACTGGAAGATGCCCTCCAGCCGTCCTGCGTACTTTTCATACACGACCTTTGCGACTACCGTTCCGTCGCGTGATGCGCTCCCGACAGACCCTTCTGTCCAGAATCGCGTCCGTTTGGCGGGCGGTCCCCGACACAGCTAAGTGCCGAGATTCGGACATCGCTGCAGTCCCTTTCTCTCGCGCCGTGCCGCCGCCGAGGCTCCTTGCTCGGGAGGGCGGGGTTTCGTCCGCGGGAGGGGCGCTGTAGCGCACCGAGAGTTTGTAGAGCAAGTGAAGTAAAACTTGAAAATACATCCAAGTTTGCCCTTGTTGCGTACAGGTACAACCTTAAACCATTCATGAAGAAATTTCAAGTAAAACCTTAAGATGTTGAAGGTGTCTTAGGTGAAACTCTTGACTTACGTCAAAAGAGGTGGGCGTAACAAATAAAAAAAGCCCCAGCGCAAGGCTGAGGCTTTGAGGTTTTAGCGAACCTTTATAGGGTACGGTTGAGGTCTATCACCCTTCCGTAGATCCTGATCCGATTACATTCATCACCTGTGTAGGTTTCTGGCGGATACCGCTTCTCGTTATCGCTGATGACGGTGATTCCGTCTTTGCAGGTTTGAAGGCGCTTGATCTTCATGGCTCCGTCAATCGAGATGACATACACAGCGCCGTCGATGATGTGGACGCAGCCGACTTCTGGGCAAGGCTCCTCGATCCACGTGACGCGATCGTTGTCAAAGATGAACGGTTCCATGCTATCCCCGTACACGCGAGCACGCTTGCATCGGGATGGCGTCGTATGGTGCTTCTGGAAAAAGCTGTCAGGGTATAGACACGGGGTAACTTCTGTGAGCTCTTCCCACTCGGGCTCGGCACACGGGCCGCCGTGCGCACGGAGCTCAAGGCGATACTCCTTGATTGCGGAGAAGCCCGCCGGGATGTCCGAGCCAGGAGTGTATGCAGCGATCCGCTGTGAGGGCTGCATGCCCTCGCCGGTAGCCAGCCACGCGGCTGACACACCAAGAAACTCTGCGACCTTCTCAAGACGTTCCGCGCGCGGTCGCGTGGACTTCGTCTCCCATTCGGCGACGGATTGGTAACTGATGCCAAGGACGTCTGCGATCTCTTGTCTAGACGCGCCAGACGCGGTGCGGGCTTGATGAAAACGCTCTGCAAAAGTGGTCATGGTGAGACTCCTATTTCTTGTCCATGATTTCAGGAATTGCCTTAAAAGTCAATTAAGGATTCGCTTGAACTGCTCTAAGGTTTGTGGTAAGGTTTTACCTGAACTATTTTTAGGAGTTTCTTTATGCCTGACAAGACGAAAAGGAAGGTCGGCTATGAGCTTGCTCTTGACGCGGTCGGTGGAAATGCCTCTGAACTAGCTCGACGTGCAGGTGTCACTCCGCAGAGTGTGCTTCTGTGGAAAAAGTCCGGCGTCATCCCCCCGAAGCGGGCGAAGGTGCTGGAGTTGACGATCGGCATTCCTCGAAAGCTTTTGAATCCGGGGGTGTTTGGCTAGGGGCCTGCTATGGGATACAAGAGTGCTTTTCGTGTTCGCATGAGCGACATAGATGACGGAACGCTCGTTGACGTCCTTGAGGCAATTGCTTGCTTTGTCAACGAGAAAGAACCGAGTGTCGGCTGCTATCCGTCACTTGAGACGATCATGCGTGTGTCGCGCAAATCAAAACCCACGGTTCGAGCTGCGATCAAGGCTCTTCGCGAGAAAGGGTTTCTGTCCTTTGAACAGGAGGCGGGCGAGAAGCGCATCTACTACCTGAACCTAGATCTTTTGCCCGAGGCTGAACAAAAAGTTAACCGGGTCAACAATCGAACCGATGAAAAAAGTTCACCGGGTAAAGAAGTTAACCCGGTCAAGAACCTCACCGAGGAGGGGCAAAAAGTTTACCCGGAAGGGGGTAAAGAACTTACCCCGGAGGGGGACAAAAACTTTACCCCGAAAAGGGAAGAGAAAAGGGAAATAGAACAGGGAAGTAGAACAAGGAATAGCTTGCCCGCGCAAGCGCCGTGGGAAACCGATCATTTTGACAACACCGTCAAAAAGATCGAAAAGCCGAAGGCAACAAGAGCCAAGCCAAAGACAAGCTGCCCTTTCTCTCCTGACGATCCCATCCCGCCTGAATACCTCGAGTACGCACAGGCAAAGCATCCGAGCATCAACGCTCAGACGGAGTTCACCAAGTTCGTCAACTTCCACCTTTCCAAAGACAACCGGTTCAGCAACTGGCTGGCCGCCTGGAGAACGTGGGCGACGAAAGCAGAAGAGTTCGCCAAGAGCAGACCGCAGAGCCAGTCATACACACCACGCAACAACAAGCCGCTCATCTTTGATGAAGCCTACTACGGAGACGGGAGTTTTTAATGAACGATGTAGTAAAGATTTTTAGGGAGACGGGGGTCCGAAGGGTGACGCTGACCTGTCCGAAGCACGGTCAGTACACGGTCGAGCAGGCGATCGTCAACGGAAAGGTTGCTCATACGCCTGAATGTCCGATGTGCGCTGAGGAGCGTTGGAACTCTCCTGAAGAAAAGGCTGAGCGTGACCGCTTCAAGGCAGAAGCTGAGGCACTCGAGAAAAAGCGTGCAGAGGAGGCCGCGAAGGCTGCTCACGACACCGCTGTGCGACGTGCCTGCATCCCTGATGAGTTCGTAGGCAAGACGCTCAAAGGCTTCCGTGAGACGAATGCGCAGCTCTGTGAGGCGCTTCGTCAGGCCCGGCTCTACGTCGACCACTTCGAGAAGATCGCTCCAAAGGGCGTCGGCTTCTGCCTCTACGGGCAGTGCGGCACCGGCAAGACGATGATGGCATGCGCGATTCTGCAGGAGCTTCTCGGCAAGGTGCAGGGGCTCTACGTGCCGATGTGGGACGTGCTCCGCGCCATTCGCAAGGCAGATGCCTTCAAGGCCGACACGGCAGACTATGACGCCCTCGTAAAGGCACCGCTCCTCGTCATCGATGAGATCGGCGTGCAGAACGGATCGTCCTATGAGGAGTCGCAGCTCATGTCGCTACTGGACGTGCGCTACTCACGGCGCCTACCGACCATCTACGTCACGAACCTTCTGCCTGACGTAAAGCCCGACACAAAGGAAAGCAATCCCAACACGCTCAAGGCGAAGTTGGGCGAACGAATTTTTAACCGCATTTATGGTTCGAGCGTCTTCCTGTACTTCAAGGGTGAAAGTCAACGAAAGCGAATCATGAGCATTGAGGAGTTGATCTGATGTCACTTCCGGTTGTTGTGCATTTCAATCAGCGACTTTGTTTGCTCCTCGAGTCCAATTGTTTGATCGACGATCAGATTCAGAAGACGAGACATTTGATTGACGATTTCAAACGTAGCTTCTTTGTCGTAATAGATAAAGCCTTCGTGAACGCCGTCATTACCAAGGTGACGGCAGGCGTGAGCGGCTTCAGCAAGTTGCTTCGGAAGACCAAGAGCATCAATTCGGGAAGCCAGATTGCCACCTTTGATGTTTCGGTATTCACAGAATCGTTCAAGCGCAAGGCGCAACAAGCCCGCTGCGGCGGAAGGCGAGCGGCTAGCAATGCTTTGGGCTTCGTTATATGGCTCAAGCATCGTCATAGGCATGTATTCCGATGGCTTAACTGTTGCGGGATCCGGCCATACCAGCTTCTTGTTAACAAAAAAGGTAAAGCCATTACAGCACATGCACTTTTTAATCATAAGTTTGCTGTAGTCATACCGCTCTACAAAAGTATCTGCTCCAACAAACTCAGTGCATTTGTGCGAGTGATACAGCTCGCTCCTCGTTTGGTTTGGGTGAATTGACTCGATTACGGGGACGGTGGTGTGTTGAGAGTGAATCCCGCAGTGAGGGCAAACAAATGAATCCACGTTGATTGAAGGAGCTACGAATGAATCAGACATTTTTAACAGTTGAATTTATGAACGAAAGAAACAAGGCCTTGACTAAGGCCGGTGAGGGTATTGTCGCCGCTCGCAAGAGCCTCGATCAACTCGAGGAAGCCCTGAGAGGAACCGTCTCGGGCAAGTTCCCTGACATCGGGCAAGTGGCAGACACGACGCACAGGCTTCGTGAAGAGATCGACCAGATTCTGATCGGCCTGGTGGAGTCGTGCGTCGTGCCGCCTGAAGAGGAAAGGATCATAACCTCACGCCGGAGCTGATCACTCTCGGGCCTTTGGGCTTGGGCTGATGGAACGTTTTGATGTACGCGCACCTTGGGCGAAGCATTAGCCGGCATACGGCGTCCCACGTTGTGGGGAGCGGGAGCAGGATGACGACATCCGGGTGCGAAGAGAAGTTCAGCACTAGCGTCTGCTTCAGTCGGCCTTCGCTGTTGATGCCGATGTCGACTACGGCGCACCTGAACTGTGGCGCGATGGTCGGAGCAACGGAGAAGGGCGTAGGGGACAGGCATAGGGCTGAGAAGTCCGCTTCGCGAAGCGCGCTGGCTTCTGCGATGGTGAGCGCGGCTTGGCTACCGCCGGTATCGGGTACGGCAACGACCATTTTGGGCCATTGCTTTCCTGACCAAAGCCACCAGAGAAGCAGAAGGATTGGAATGTAGATCTGATCGGGCATAACAGAAACGGCGAATTGAACAATTTCTAGCAAGCTTTCCTCCGTGAGGTGGTTGGTGGGCTGTCTGGGGAGACACCTTCAATCATCTCACGGGGAATCTCAAAACAAAACAGGAGGAAACAATGAGTGAACTCAAAGATGAAGATTTTCAGCCGGTTGAGCTGGAGGGAAAAGAAAACATGCCCGCTATTGGCCAACGATGCTTGTTCATCCTCCGATCTTGGAAGGACAAGCCCGTCCACAACTTCCGCGTCTACGGCTACCGAGACGACAAGAGCACGATTTACATCCCGCTCTACAAAACCAAGCTCAACGTCATTTGCGTCAAGAGCTGGCGCATCGAGCCGGGTGACACCTTTCATGACGGGCATATCTGAGGACGCGACATGAATCTTTTCACACCTGCTGAAGAAAACAAGATCAAGCACCTTCTCTCGTCGATTGACTATGCAGAAACGCAAATCTGCATCGAAGCCAATCAACAAAAGGGACGACACAACTGGGAACGCACAGATGCTCGCAAGCGTGTGCGTGAGGTCCTCAAATCCGTCCGCAAGCAAGCCGATTCGATGCTTCGCCTTATGGACCGCTCAGACGCAGAGAGGATGAAGGTATGAATCGCAGAGTCCTCGCACTTGGACGCCTCAAGTCGGGTCAAATGAACAAAAGCGAAGCGGCTTATGCGACCGCGCTAGAAGCCGCCAGAAACGCGCAGGAGATCGTCTGGTATGCCTTTGAAGGCGTCACTCTTAAGCTCGCAGATGGATGCCGCTACACGCCAGATTTCGCTGTTCTACGAGCTGACGGCGTCATGGAGATGCACGAGGTCAAAGGCTACTGGACCGACGATGCACGTGTGAAGGTCAAGGTAGCAGCTGAGAAGTTTCCGTTCGTTTTCAAAGCCGTATACAAGCAAGCAAAGAAGGACGGCGGCGGCTGGAAGATTGAGGAGTTCTAATGATCACGAAAGAGCAAGAACAGCGACTTCGCAACTGGGCGCGAGCAAACCGCGAATGCCCTCGAGCGAAGAAAGGTGCGACCCAAGTTTTCTGCGAGTCACTTCGGTACTACTACGATCGCCAGCCGGAAGAGGATGAGCAACCCCCAATCAAACGATCCATCCCTGCCGCAAAAGGCATAGACCTGGCAGATGCCGATCTACTGGATGAGGCTTACCGAGACAAACGTCTAACCAATGTCTCCCGAAATCTCCTAAGGCTCTACTACTGTTGCTTCACCTCTCCAAGCGTGATCGAGCAGAAGTTATCGCTGGGACAGAAAACCTTCCTTATGCACAAAGAAAGAGCGGTAGCAAAGTTGTTCGAGATCGTTGAAACAATTGAGAAAAAGGTGGTAAAATAAAAGGGTATTGATAGAGCAGTTGGCTCTCGGTTTGACTCCGCAGCTCCCGAAATGGGAGCTTTGGCGTGCCCGAAGACAATAAGCCCCAGCAAATAATTGTTTGGAGCTCTTGCTTTATGCATTCTCCAAAGCTTAAGATTCGCTATAGATGGAATTAACCACTCTTTTGTGTATCGGAGTTTCCCATGGAGAGAGAAAGCATTCGAGCATATGGTGCGCGGGAGCACTTGAAATTTAATGGCCGTCGGATGCGGCAAAAGTCCTTGAGGAGCCTTTCTGGCTTGCTTCGTGGCGTTTGCTTCGATGGTCAGGTAAATGAGGCCGAGCAAGGTGAAATCCGTGCTTGGGTCGAGGAAAATGCTGAGCTAGCCGAGTACCATCCTTGGGATCTGGTGATTGAACATCTTGAAGATTATTTGTCGGATGGAAAGATCGATCAGGACGAACTCGAGGATATGGTTTGGCTTGCTGATCGGCTGTCAGAGTGGACTGATCGTGATGACATGATCAAAGCCGGACTTCAGGAGCTTCACGGAATATTTCATGGCATTCTTGTCGATGAAAAGTGTTCGGATGAAGAGTTGGATGCTCTCAGGGACTGGGTTTTCGAGCACGAATATTTGGCAGGAAGCTATCCGTATGATGAGATTGCCTCTTTGCTTGTTGGCGCAACGCACGACGGAGAGGTTTCTCCTCAAGAGCGCGAGCAAATAATGGCTTTCATTGGGGATTTCGTTGATTCAAGCAATTCAACATCAATCTCCAAAGAAAAACTGTTAGAGCTGAAAAGCAAATATCAAATCTCTGGTATTTGCGCCGTCTCGCCAGACATAAAGGTTGAAGGAAAAACCTTTTGCGTGACTGGCGAGTTTAAGCGCTGCTGTCGTGAGGAAGTTTGCGAGGCAATCATAAACGCCGGCGGCTTTGTCAAATCAAACGTCTCTAAAAAGGTCGACTATCTTGTCGTCGGTGATGCCGGGAATAGGAGTTGGGCTTTTTCGTGTTATGGCAGGAAGGTCGAGCATGCTGTTGAGCTTCGGAAAAATGGAGCGAAGCTTGCAATCGTGAGCGAAAGGGATTTCTGGGACGCTTTGTAGTTTCCTGTTTGTTTTGTTGAAAGGCGGCTTATCCGATACCCTCTGGATAGGCCGCTTTTTCTTTGCTTGTGCTAGCCGATCTATTTGACTTCATAGAAAGTTCAGCCCAGGCGAGTATTGAGCCGCCAGCAGTGCCGATCATGGTGCTTAGCCAAAGGTAATTCTTAACTACGTTGAGCTGGGTGTTGTGAAGATCAACGGCGAACATCTTGTACTCGTCAAGCATCTTGGCGAGTATGAAGTCCGTAAAGCTGTTGAATTGATTCATTTGAGGAGAGCTGTTCGGTGTCGTGGATATTTCTTGCATTACTAATCCTTTGGCCGTTGTATGACGATTGATGCTCCCCTTCCAATCCCTGGGATTGGGAGGGGAGCATCAAAGATGTAGCAAGGCATTTTATCTTGCAGTAGGTTCTCCCAGAGGGGAATTAAGGCCTGCGGGTGCTTGCGAGTCCCAAAGGTCATCTAGCTGTAGGGGCGCATGCGCAGAAAAATGCGCAGTGTGGTGGCATCTATTTAACATTCAATTCCGCTGTGGTACAGCCACGAAGGAGAATTTCAGGTATGCGCAAAAGTGCGCACTAAAACGAAAGGAAAGCTATGCCGAGTTCTACTTGTGTCAGCATGCGAGAGTTTGCTCGCCAGATCGGCAAAAGCCTAACGTGGGTGCGCAATAAGTGCCATTCTGGGGAGCTACCGTTAATAGACGGGAAAATTCCTTTACAAGACGGGCTGAAGAAATGTAAGGCGATAATCAAAGAATCTTTTCGGCCTAAGCAAGTGAAAAAGGCAGAAGAAATCTTTGACGGAAGCGATGATGGAGATGCTGAAATTCTTTCTGCGGTCAACCTTGATAAGGAGTTGAAGAAAGCCATCCTAGCGAAGGAGAAGGCAACCGCGAAGTTGAAAGCATTGGATGTCAAGGTTCGTACAGGTGAACTTTTATCTGTAGCCGAAGTCAAGGCGGATGCACGCCAGACTGCGGAACGCCTTCGGGCGTTTTGCTTGTCTGCGCCCACTCGTTTTTCTGGTCTTTTAGAGAACAAACCTCAGCGAGAGGTAGAGGTTGTTTTAGAGTCCATGTTCAATGAGCTTCTTGAGAAGATTCACGGCGGACAATTCTCTGCCGACGATGAGGTGAAGGATGGGAATTTGGAGTGACGAGTTTGCTCGGATCTGCCGACCTATCTCACGTCTGACGGGTAGCGAATGGGCGGATGAGTTCCGCGTCGTACCGCCGGGCACGTCGCCTGAACCGGGCAAGTGGCGCACCAGTAGAACTCCATACCTGAAAGAGCCGATGGATGCTGCGACTGATCGCGAGACCGAAAAGGTTGTTTTAATGTTCAGTTCTCAGCTCGGCAAGTCGGAAGCCCTTCTGGGCATCATGGGCTACTACGCCGACCAAGAACCTTCCCCGCAGCTGATGCTTCAACCAACGGTTGAAATGGCCGAAGCCTTCTCGAAAGAGCGCATCTCACCGATGTTCGCTTACTCGCCAGGACTCAAGGGAAAACTCGAGGAAGGCAAGGACGAGAAGGGGACCTCCCGCAAGTCGTCGACGACGATTCGCATGAAGCACTACCCGGGCGGCTATCTGGCACTAGTCGGTGCAAATTCTCCTGCGGGTTTGGCTTCGCGTCCGATTCGCGTTCTTCTGTGCGACGAAGTTGACCGCTACGGCGTGACGAAGGAAGGTGATCCGATCAAGCTTGCGGTACAGCGTACCGCGAACTTTGAAGCCAGTCGAAAGATTGTGCTTGTCTCGACGCCGACCACGACGGAAGAATCAAAGATCTATGAAGCCTTCAAGGAGTCGGATCAGCGGTACTTCTACGTCAAGTGCCCGCACTGCGGTCATGAACATCGCCTCGTGTGGGATTTGGTCAGGTGGGACAAGGACGAGAACGGGAATGCGCTTCCGATGACTGCGGCAATGTACTGTCCTGAGTGCGGCGCGAAGACACGCGGCCCGTACCGTCCTGACCTGAATATGCTGTCTACCGGTCGATGGATCGCGCATAACCCCGGCCATTCGGTCAAGGGGTATCAATGCAATGCGCTTTACTCGCCTTGGGTCACGCTTCACGGCTTGGTCGAGGAGTGGGTTTCGTGCACTGCTGAAAACAATCGCGAAAAGCTGAGGGAGTTCATCAACTTGAAGCTTGGAGAACCTTTCACAGCGATCAATCCCGATGAAGGGGACTTTGACCAGCTGTTAGACCGACGCGAGGAATATCCGACTGAGCATTTGCCGGAAGGAGTCCTCATGCTGACCGCCGGCGTAGACGTTCAGCGCAATCGCCTCGAGTGCTCCATCTACGGCTGGGGCCACGACCGCGAGTGCTGGGGGATTTGTCATCGCGTGCTTTACGGCTCGCCTGATGACCCACAGACGTGGAACATGCTCGACGGCGTGCTCGAGACTGAGTACAAACATTCGAGCGGCGTGAAGATGCCTATCTCTTGTGTCTTCATTGACTCAGGTGACGGCTTATACACGAACAATGTGTACGCCTACACGCGGGCGAGGGAGCGTCAGAGAGTTTTCTCGATCAAGGGCCGAGGTGGCGCGGACTTGCCTTTCGTAGGCAAGCCGAGTCGAGCCGGTACCGAGAAGGCCGTGCTTTTCCCGCTTGGCGTCGATGCAGGCAAGCGCAAGGTGATGGATCGCCTTGATGTGCCCGAAGCCGGTCCGAACTTCGTTCACTTTGATGCGAATGAGGACGCGGGCTTCACGGAAGACTTCTTCAAGCAGCTTACCGCTGAAAAGCAGGAAGTCGTCCGAGACAAGAACGGCTCGAGACTTGTTTGGGTGAAGCTTCGCCAGCGCAATGAGACTTTGGACTGCGCGGTCTATGCGACTGCGGCGATGGAGCTTCTGACGCCAAACTTCGACGTGCTCGAGCGCTACTACACGGGCCAGAAGGTCGCTGAGTCTCGATCGCCTCAAAGGCGCGTTCGTCGTCGAGGGACCGTCTCTCGAGGCATTCAACTTTAACTGCCGTCTGATCTTGTCAGGCGGCTTTCTTTTTAGGAGGCCGCATGGCTTGGATCACGCTTGAAGAAGCGAAGAAGAATCTCCAGCTCTGGATTGAGGCTTCTCAGGCTGTTGCCGCCGGTCAGTCGTACACGATCGGCACTCGGTCGCTGACTAGAGCAAGTCTTCGCCAGATCATGGACATGATCGCGTACTGGCGAAAGGAAGTTACGGCGCTTGAGGCCGCGGGCAGAAGCCGCGTCTATCGTGGCGTGCCTCGTGACCTGTAGGAGATGACGCGATGAATCTTTTAGATAGAGCCATTGGCGCAATTGCGCCCGGCTGGGCATTGAGCCGCGTCGCCTCTCGACAGAGGATGATGCTTCTGAACTCCGGCTACTCGCACGGCGGCGCAAGCTACGCCAAGAAGTCGATGATCGGCTGGCGTAGCGGAACGACCGACGCGGACGAAGACATCGTAGACAACATCGAGACTTTGCGCGAACGTTCCCGCATGCTCTTCATGACGGCTCCGATTGCAACGGGTGCTTTGAAGACGATTCGAACGAACGTCGTGGGGTCCGGCTTGAGCCTGAATGCTCAGGTAGATTCGCGTTTCCTCGGGCTTTCTGATGAAGAGGCTCGTGAGTGGGAAGCCAACACGGAGCGCGAGTGGCGATTGTGGGCTGAGTCTGTAGCGTGTGACGCGGAACGTCGTCAGAACTTCTACCAGCTTCAATCCCTTGTCGTTCTCTCGACGCTCATGAGCGGCGACTGCTTTGTCGTGATGCCGATGATTCGACGCGCAGGCTCGATCTACGACATGCGCGTAGGGATCATTGAGGCCGACCGAGTTTGCAATCCGCTCAGCCAAAACATTGTCGGTAAAAACGTTCTAGGCGGCGTTGAGGTCGGCAAGTATGGCGATGCCGTGGCGGTCTATGTGGCGAACAAGCATCCTCGGGCGATCCCGAGAGCGCTTGAAGCCGCAAGCGTCAAGTGGACGCGAGTACCGATTTTCGGCGAGCGTACTGGACGACGCAATGTTCTTCACGTGATGACTGATGTGGAACGACCGGCACAGCGTCGAGGCGTTCCGATTCTTGCACCTGTCATCGAAGAGCTGAAGCAATTGAAGCGCTACAGCGATGCCGAACTGATGGCTGCCGTGATTAGCGGCATGTTCACGGTTTTCGTGACGACGCCGAATCCGTCAGAAGATGAGCCTTTCGGTGGTGGCGGCCTTCCTGCTATGCAGAGGGTTGATCCTGACCCTCAGGCTTACGAGCTTGGGAATGGCGCAATCGTCCAGTTGGCCGAAGGCGAGAAGGTTGAGATCGCGGACCCGAAGCGTCCGTCCGTCGCTTTTGACGGTTACGTGCAGGCAGTTTGCCGCCACATTGGCGCGGCACTCGAGATTCCGTACGAACTTTTGCTCAAGCACTTCACTTCGAGCTACAGCGCAAGTCGCGCCGCTTTGCTCGAGGCTTGGAAGATGTTCCGCATGCGCCGCGACTGGCTTGTGTCTTCCTTCTGTCAGCCTGTCTACGAAGAGTGGCTGGCAGAGGCCGTCGCCAAGGGTCGCATCAAGGCTCCTGGCTTCTTCTCTGATCCTGCAGTTCGTGCCGCGTGGAGTGGTGCTGAGTGGCACGGCGACGCTCAGGGCCAGCTCGATCCGCTTAAGGAAGCGAATGCCGCAGTTGTCCGCGTGAAGAACGGCTTCAGCACGATCAGTCGTGAAGCCGCTGAGATGACGGGCATGCGCATGGAGTCCATCGTCAGAACGCGAACGCGAGAAGAAGCGCTGCTGAAAGCAGCGGGCTTGAGCACGTCAGGCGGGACGATCGAGGAGAAGGAGGAAAAAGAATGAACCGATTTTGGAACGTAAAAGCCAAGGAGGGCGAGGAAAACGCAAGGCTCGACCTCTTCGGCTACGTAGGCGGGTCGAAGGACGATCCGTGGGACAAGGGCTTTAACGAAGACGAGTTTTTGAAGGATTTTCGCAGCATCCCGACTGATGCGAAGTTGGAAATCTCGATCAACTCCTTCGGTGGTGCTGTCTACACGGGCCTGTCCATCTACTCGCTCTTGAAGGCGCATAAGGGTGAGATCACCTTCCGCGTCGATGGGGCCGCGATGAGTGCGGCAACGATCATCACGAGTGTGCCGGGTGCAAAGGTAATCATGCCCCGCGGTTCGATGATGATGATCCACAAGGTCAGCTCGGTCGCTGTCGGTACTACGGACGACATGCGAAAGACCGCCGACGACATCGAGAAGCTGGAGGAAAACCTCATCAGCATCTATGTCGAGAAGACGGGCCGCACGGCTGACGAGATCAAGGAAAAAGTGAATGCCACGACTTACTTCACGGCTGAAGAAGCTGTTGAGTTTGGTCTGGCTGATGAAGTCGACGATACGGCAACTGTCCAGAACTCTGCCGTCGATGGCTTTGTCAACTTGAACGGCCTGAAGGCTGAGGCGAAGTACTTCGTCGGCATGCCGAAGGCTTTTATCAAAGCGGAGCATAAGGCGTCCGCAGTTCAGAAGGAGGTCCGTATGGATCTTGATTCTTTGAAGGCGGACTATCCCGAACTCGTCGAGGCTATCCGCAATGAGGCTCGTGCTGAAGGCGCAAAGGCTGAGCGTGAACGCATGAAGGACATCGAAGATTGTGCCCTTCCCGGTTACGAACGGCTGGTTGCCGAAGCCAAGTACGGCGAAAAGACGATGACCGGCGCAGAACTTGCCGTCGCCATTGTCAAGGCCGAAAAGGCAAGCAACAAGCGCGCAGGCGAGGGCATGTTGGAAGACTCCAAGTGCCTTGAAGGCATTGCCGCAGTAGAAGGCAATGTCCACGGCATTGATCTTCCGGGCGAAGTCAATCAGGAGGCGCTTGATCGAATCATCGCCGCCGGTGCTCGCGGTTTCGAAAAGAAGTAAGGAGAGATTTTATGCTCGCACAGGAAAAGTACACGACGACGGCTGACAATCTTTTTGCCGCGTCTCAGATGATGCCGGTAGTCGCCGATGCGATGACGGTGACGGCTTCGCAGGGCGCTCTTAAGCGTGGTGCCCTTCTCGATGCGACGGGTACGCTCTGCACGGTTAACGCCGGCAAGACCACGGTTTCCGAGGTCTATGCAGTGCTCGCTGAGGACGTTGATACGACGAAGGGCGCTGTTGAGGCCGCCGTTTATCTCACCGGTGAATTCAACGAAAACGCTCTCAGCTTCAAGCCTGACAACGATGCCCTCGTGAGCGATTTCAAGGCTTCCGCTCGCAAGGTCTGCATCTTCTTCAAGCCGGCCATCTAAGGAGAAATACGCTATGGATATGTTCACTACCCGTACCATGATGGCCATGGTCGAAGCCGGCAAGAAGACGAACAACACGTGGCTTCGTGATCGCTACTTCGGCTATCGTCCGACGTTCAACACCCAGAAGATCGACTTCGATATCGTCGGCATGGGTGGTCGCAAGATCGCTCCTTTCGTCAATCCGAAGGTCGGCGGCGTGGTCCTTGAACGTGAAGGCTACTCCACGAACAGCTTCGAAGCACCGGAACTCTCTCCGATGCGTGTGACGACCGCCGAAGACATGCTCAAGCGTCTCCCGGGCGAAACGGTCTACGCTGGCAAGACGCCCGAAGAACGTGCAGCCGAAATTCTCGGTCGCGATCTTTCCGATCTTGATGACATCATCACTCGTCGTGAAGAAGCCATGTGTGCTGAAGCCCTTTTCAGCGGCAAGGTCACGGTCAAGGGCACCGGGTACGATGAAGTTATCAATTTCTGGGGCGGCCTTGGCGAAAACGAAAAGCCGAAGACGACGCTCACGAAGAAGTGGTCTGCTACGGACGTTACTGCCGCCGACATCCTCGCCGACATTCGTGCTATCAAGCGAGCTATGGTCAAGAACGGCGGCTTTGCTCCGCGTGACATGATCCTTGGCTCCAAGGTCTATGACCTTCTCATGAAGAAGTTCATCGAGGCCAAGTGCCTTGACAACCGCCGCGTTGATCTCGGCTTTATCAAGCCGCAGGAACTCCCGAGCGGCGTGACGTACATGGGCTACCTGAACGAAGTCGGCATCGACATCTACGCCTACGACGAGTGGTACATCAACGACGAAGGCAAGGAAGTTCCGATGGTTCCCGAAACCGCCTGCTTGCTCGCCTCTCCCGACACGAAGACGATGCTCGCTTACGGTGTCGTGGCTCTTGCCGGTGATGACGATGTGAAGTTCTATGAAGGTGCTCGCGTTCCCGATTCCTGGGTCCAGCGTGCGAATCCGTCTGGTCGCATCGTCCAGATCAAGTCCCGTCCCCTGCCGGTCATCCAGCAGGTCAACGGCTTCCACCTGGTCGACTGCATCTAAGGTACAGAGGGGACGGGTTTCGGCTTGTTCCCTGATTTTTTCAAGGGGTGTTCATGAAGATCGTCTTTTTGCAAAACGTTCTGCATGCAGGCTCTCGATATGCAGAGGGTGAAGAAGCGGATGTCGACATCGAGGTCGCCGAGCACTTGGCAGCCTGCGGCTTTGCCGTGAAGATTTCGCCTGCTGTTCGCTCTGATGAGCCGAAGGCCGCGAAGGCGGAGCCGACGGCCAAGCCTCGCGGCAAGGTGAAAGCCAAAGCCAAAGCCGTTGAAGCGCCGTCAGGCATCGAGGCCGCCTTTGCCGGCATTCCCGATATGGGAGTGAGTTCTGATGATTGACTACAAGTCGCAGTTCAAAGCGGACGTCGACAGCGTCTTCCTTGACCCGAACATCTTCGCCGAATGGCATGACATCGACGGACTACGGGTCAAAGCTTTGCTCGACAAGGTTATGACTCAGGACGACGGTCCGGGCCGCGTCGGTGTTTTCATCAACCAGTTGCGCGTCTATGTACGTACGGAGGACATTCAGCCCGTCCCTGTTGAGGATGAAATCATCTCGATCGACGGGTTTGAGTATTACGTCCGTTCCGTATCCGACGAAGACGGCGTGCTGGTGATCCTTTGTGAGAAGGCGAGTCAATGAGTGTTCTTGTTAGGCTTGACGGCGACGGCGATGCCGTTAAGAAGGCTCAAGCCGTTCTATCTGGTGTAGAGGGTGGCATTGAGAAGGCAGTTATGCGGTCTATGAATCGTGCGCTGTCCTCTGGAAAAACCGCTCTTGTTAAAGGCGTAAAAAGCACTTATGAGGTTAACGACGAGCCTGTACGCGACGCGGTGAAAGTTCGTCGCGCATCTGTAACTCGCCTTGCGGGAAGTATCGACGTTAAGGGCAAGGCGTTGTCCGCACGTCACTTCGCTCACGACCCTGCTGGCAAGGATACGACAGGCTCTAGCAGAAAGACGGTTCGTATCGCCATTAAGAAGGGCAAAACTTCGGCGCTTAAAACAGGCTTTATATGGGATGGCGGATGGGGGACCGAAAAGCATGCGATCTACCTTCGTTCTGGTGGAAAAGTCCGTGCTACGAAGGGGCGTCACGCTGGCAAGAAGTACATGGTTGACAAGCTCAAAAAGATGACTGGTCCATCTGTACCTCAGATGGCTGGTAACGAAGAGGTTAGTGAAGCCGTTGAAAAACGCGTTCAGGAGATTTTCGAACGGAGGCTAACCCATGAAACAAATCGCATTCTTAAGGGGAAATGATGGTTGAAAACAATCTTTGTCAGGCTTTACGAGGTTTGGTGAAGGAGGCAGTCAAAGATTTGCTTTTGCCCACCCAACCGAAAACCCCACGTGGCGAACCAGGATTACGTGAGCCACAGGTAGTCAATAACTATCTTCCACCCAAGCGCTCTGGTGATGCGGACGATTTCCCGTTTGTTCTGGTTCGCGCCGAGCGAGGCTCGAGCACTCAGGATCAGACGACGGTAACGGTTGTGCTGGTCATTGGCGCTTACTGTCCAAACGGGCTTGATGGCGCCCGTGAAGGTCACGAGCATTGCTTGAACGTTATGGAAAGGATCCGTCTCAAGTTGATGTCCTTGCCGGGGTTGATCCTTGACGGGCGCTATCAGCTTCGAGGCGAGGTGACTTGGACGCTTCCGACCGATCAGCCTTTCCCCTTCTATCAGCTTGACATGGAGACTGAATGGCTTTTTAGGTCACCAGTCACGGTCATGGAGGATTTCTGATGGCAAAAGCCAAAGTCAGTCCGACGATTTACGTCGGTCCCGATTTGCCGCAAGGCGTACTGAAGCGCTACACGGTTTTCACGGGCAAGTATCCGCCCAACGTCGAAGAACTTCGAAAAAAGAGTCCGTCATTGTGCGGACTTTTTGTTGCTCTGGACAAGCTTCATGACGCCCGTCGTCGAATCAAAGTCCAGGGCGATCTTCTGAACACTCTTTCTAAACAAATCTTTAAGGAGATTTAACGATGGCTTACCGACATGGCGTTATCGTTTCCGAAGTGCCGACCTCGGTGCTTCCTCCGGTCGAAGTCTCTGCGGCGATTCCGATCGTAATCGGCACGGCTCCGGTCAATATGACCGATCCGAAGTGCGTCAACAAGCCGATTCTTGCATACTCGTATGAAGAAGCTGTTGCCGCCTTGGGTTATGTGCCGCCTGCCGCTGTAGCCGGTCCCACGCTCAAGAAGCATGAGTTCACGCTCTGCGAAGCGATCAAGGCGCAGTTCTCCCTATTTGCCGTTTCGCCGATCATCCTTGTGAACGTCCTTGACCCGACGAAGCATAAGAAGACCGCTATGACTACGAGCGTGACGCTTGATGCGAAGACCGGGCAGGCCGTGATTGAAGAAACGGGCATTCTTCCTGAGTCCGTTACGCTGACCCCGTCCTCTGCTTCTGCTTACGTCAAGGATACGGACTATGTCTTGTCTTTCGACGGCGACGGCAACCTTGTCGTAGCTTCTCTTACCGAGCCCGGCGGCACCTTCAAGTGCACGACTGGCGAAAGCCTCACGTTCTCTGCCGACAAGGTAGACTCGTCTGCTGTCAATGCAGATGAAATCGTCGGCGGCGTCGACGTGTCTGGCGTGAAGTCCGGCCTCGAACTTGTTGATGAGTGCTTCCCGCGCTTCGGCCTTGTGCCGGGTACGATTACCGCTCCCGGCTTCTCGAGCAAGCCCGAGGTCGCTGCTGTGATGGCCGCCAAGGCGTCCAACATCAACGGCTACTTCCGTGCGATCGCTCTCATCGACATTCCGACGGATTCCGTCAAGAGCTACACGTCTGTTGCGCAGTGGAAGAACTCGAACAACATCACCGATCCGATGCAGGTTGCTTGTTGGCCGATGCTTTCTCTTGACGGTACGGCATACCACATGAGTTCTCAGCTTGCCGCTCTTCTCGGCAAGGTTGACGCCGACAACGATGACACGCCGTATGTTTCTCCTTCGAACAAAAACTTCAAGATGACCGCGGCTGTCCTTGAGGATGGTACGGAGATCTGGTTGGGTCCCGATAACGGCGAGTACCTGAATGGTCAGGGCGTCGTGACTGCGATCAACTTCATCGGCGGTTGGAAGTGCTGGGGCAATCGCACTGCTGTCTATCCTAGCGGCACTGATGTGAAGGATGCCTTTATTTGCATCCGTCGCATGTTCAACTGGCTCGGCAATACGCTGACGCAGAGTTTCTGGCAGAAGCTTGATGCGCCTGCTAATCGTCGTCATATCGATACCGTCATCACGTCCGCCAATATCTGGCTCAATGGCCTAACGGCTCGCCAGTACATTCTCGGTGGCCGCGTTGAGTTCCTCGAGTCTGAAAACTCGTTGACCGACATGATGGACGGTAAGTTCAGCTTCCACGTTTATGTCACGCCGCCGTCCCCGGCTCGCGAACTCGACTTCGTTCTCGAGTATGACGTGAACAACCTGACCACGCTTTACGCTTAAGGAGGTAAAAGATGGCTGGAACGAATAATGTGCCGGAACGCTTGATTGCCTTCCGCGTTTATGGCGAAGGCAATGACCTTCTTGGTACTGCCAACGTCACGCTCCCGACGATCGAGCCGATGACGGATACGGTTACGGGTGCTGGCATTGCTGGTGAGATCGAGACGCCGATCATGGGCCACTTTGGCTCCATGACGGTCTCGCTCCAGTGGCGCACGATCGAAGCCTGCGCTGTGAAGCTGGCGGCTTTCAAGGCTCACAACCTTGACATCCGCGGCTCTCAGCAGGTCTACGACGCCGCCAACGGCGTCTACAAGACTGTACCGGTTCGCCTTGCTTTGAAGGCCCTTCCGAAGTCCGTTAATCTTGGCTCTTTTGAGACGGGTTCGACGACCGACAGCGAGACCGAACTGGAAGTCTCCTACCTCAACCTTTATATCGATGGTAAGAGCGTGATGGAGGTCGATAAGTTCAACTACGTCTGCAAGTTCGGTGACGACGACATGCTCGAAACCGTCCGTCAGGACCTTGGTATCGCTTAAAAAAAAACGAATAGCCGGGAGGGTTCGCTCTTCCGGCTTTTTCTTGAAGGAAAAGCAAAAATGAAGATTCCGTTCTCGAAGCCTTACAACTTTGAAGGCAAGGAATATAAGGATCTTGAGATCGACTTTGATGCCATTACGGGGCGAGAGGTTTCTCAGGCAAAGCGCGACTTCTTCCGTGCTGGAAACTTTGCCAGCTCGAACGTTCTTCAAGCGGACGTTGATTTCTGCGTCTATCTTGCCGCGAAGGCAGCCAAGTTGCCGATCGTGTTCATGGAAGGCCTGCCGGCAAAGGATTACCTTGCTGTGTCTACGATGACTGCAAGTTTTTTGCTCATGTAGGCCTCGGCGGCAAGTTTGACGTTGAGGAGCGGTTGATGCTCGTCTGCCTGCGCCTGCGGTCACACGCGGGCGGGTCTGTTCTTGATTGGATGTCAATGCCGATCACGGAGCTTGGACATTGGAACCGCGTGGTACAGCAGGACTTGAAGGAACGCGAGAGTAGGCAAAAAGGGTAAACGGCGATACAATGAATTATTATCATTGCGTTTTCGCTGGGCCGCCATGGATAAATTTATCGATCGCCGTACTAAAGAACTGGATGAAATCATGCAACGCGAAGACAAAACCAATCTCGAAAGGGATATGGCGTTGCATTTCCTTGGCACAGCCGGTCTTGGCTATGTTAAGGGGTACCTTGGGGCCATGAAACTCATCATCCTGAGTGTTGTTTTGTCAGTTGTGTGTGGGGTGATTCTCGCGCTGTTCGAATGATTGCCTAACGCTGTCTGTGGACTGGAAGCTCGTCAAGAAATTGGCGGGCTTTTTTTATTGGGGAATAAAAAATGGCAGGGGTTGAACACAGTTTGACTTTCAAGTTGGCAAGCCAGCTATCTTCGACATTCCCTCAGGCTTTTCGCTTCGCTGGCGGAACGATTCAGGAGCTGTCCGCCACAATGGCTTCTCTCGAAGCTGAGGCGTCTAAGACTGGCGCTTTCCTCAAGCAACGAAAAGCTGTAAAGGGTGCTTTGTCGACTTATCAAGAGGCAAAGAAAAAACTGGATGCTCTTGAAAGTTCGATTTCGCAAGTTGGTGTTCCGACAAAGAAGATGGCAGCCGCGCATCTAAAGGCGAGCGAGGCTGTAAAGCAATGCGAAGTTAAGCTGGAGCACGAAAAGCGGGTGCTAAAGGGCCTGCCAGTTGATGCTAGAGCCGCGTCTAAGACAATCGAGGCTCTAGAGGAAAGCCAAAAGTCACTTGCAGGCCAAATAGACGAAACCAAAGAGAAGATCAAGCGCCAGCAAAACGCCTTTAAGAACTTTGATGCGGCCTCAGGGAAAATTACCATGGCCATAGGCTCGTTTAGGGCCGTTGGTGGTGCAGTTTCGTCCGTGAAATCCGCCATTGAAGGACCGGTTCAGGCGTCAATGAAGATGGAAGATGCAATGGCTGATTTGGCTAAAGTATCTGACTTCACGCCTGAAGGTTTGGCTGAGATGCAGAGAAAGCTCGAGAAAATGAGCTTGACCATTCCGATGAGCGCAGACGGTTTGGCACAGATTGCCGCCGCGGCCGCGGGGGCAGGCGTTGCTCAAGATGAGCTTCTCGGCTTTACTGAGCAGGCGGCAAAGATGGCTGTCGCCTTCGACATGACAGCAGAACAAGCGGGCACGATGATGGCGAAGTGGCAAAGCGGTATGAAGCTCACGATGTCGCAGACATACGCGCTCGCTGATGCGGTCAACGGGTTGAGCAACAACAATGCTGCACTTGCAAACCAGATCGGCGATACGGTTCAGCGATATGGCGCTTTGGGTAAGGTAGCTGGCCTTTCCGAAAAGCAGACTGCCGCATTGGCTGCGTCGCTGATTGCATCAGGCGCATCGAGCGAGACCGCTGCAACTGGCATGAAGGCGTTTATGGGAACCCTTGCCAAGGGTGCTCAGCTTTCAGAAAGGCAACAGGCCGCGCTTGCCAACATCGGTATTCCTGATGTAAAGCAGTTGCAAAAGGATCTTCAAAAAGATGCCGCCGGAACGATCGTAAAGGTTCTCGAGGGCTTGAACGGCCTGTCGGAAGAGAGGCGAACGATGTACCTCAATGTGCTGTTTGGCGAAACAGGCAGTGAGGCTCTTGGTCCTCTTCTTCAAAACCTTGATGCTGTGAAGAAGAACTTCGATTACGTGGCCGATGAGGCCAATACTGCGGGGTCAATGGAAAAGGAGTTTGAGGCTCGGTCCAAAACAACGTCTAATTCTCTGGTCCTTCTGAAGAACTCTGCGGACTACGTTGCTCGAGCGTTTGGCGATCAGTTCTTGGGGCCGATTCGAAGAACGGCGCTCTATATGGGCGACCTTGCGGAAGTGGCCGGTTCTTGGGTTCGAGAGAACTCAGCGTTGGTTAAGTCTGTTTTGAAGTGTGCGGCTGTTTTGGGCGGGTTGGTAACCGCTGGCATTGCATTGAAGGGCGTCATGTATGCCGCCTCGGCAGTGATGGATGTCTGGCGCGGGTTGTGTGTGTTCAGCTCTCTCGCCATGAAAACGACAATGGTCGTAGGAAACGCTCTTGCAATGACCGGGCGACTTATCGGCGGAGCTTTTTCGTTTGCTGGAAAAACGCTGAAGGGCATTGCATGGGGTGCCAGCAGGGTAGCGATGTTGGCTTGGCGTGCGGCCTGTGTTGCCACAAGCACGGCAATTGAGGCTTCGACGGTGCTTATCAAGCTGTTTGGTGGCGCTTTGTGGTTTGCGTTTACCAATCCGGTCGGCCTGGCTGTGACCGCGTTGGCTGGGCTTGTAGCGGGTGGCGTTGCGCTGTACAAAAACTTTGATGTTGTTAAAGAGAAGGTGGATGCCCTTCAAACGGCGTTTACTCAAAAGTTTCCTGGTATCTCGAAGGTTGTTCAGTTAGCTTTTTCTGGTATTCAAAAAAACTTTGTAATGGGGCAGGAAAAGTTTGAACAACTGGTCGGGTGGATCGACGGAATCTTTCTTACCAAGTGGGGTTCTGTATGGCAGCGCGTTCAAGATTCGTTCGCTCAAATCTTCGGCGGGCTGAGCGGGTTGATCAAGGCACCGATTAACAGCGTAATCGGGCTTGTAAACGATGCTCTGTCAAAGCTGAACGGACTGAGCATTGAGCTACCGACGATGCTTGGCGGTGGGACTGTTGGGTTCAACATCCCTGAGATTCCTCAACTCGCCGACGGTGGCGTTGTGTCATCTCCTACGCTTGCGATGATTGGTGAAGGCCGAGAGCCTGAGGCCGTGATGCCGCTCTCGAAGCTTGATGCCGCAACATCCAGTAGCTCTACCGTTGTCAACTTCTCGCCCGTGATTAACGTCACCGGCGGAAGTGCGGATACGTATGCCGACGTGAAGCGGGCGCTTGACGAAGGCCGCAGATCGTTTGAACGCGAGTTCGATCAGCTGATGCGGAATCGTTCCCGCTTGTCTTTCGCTTAAGGAGGAATGATGAAGTCATATACGACTGTCTCTATGGACACGTGGGACATCATCTCCAAGAAGGTCTACGGTGATGAGCACTACATCGACAAGCTAATCGCCGCAAACGTCCAGTACAGGAAAGTCGTCATCTTCTCTGCGGGCATTGTCCTCTCGGTTCCCGAGGTTGACGTATCGCCGACAAGTGATGAGGGCTTGCCTGCTTGGAAGAGGTTGAAGCATGACTGATCCTCGAGAGACAAAACTTACTTTGCTCTTCACTGAGTCAAAGACTGACGCGACGAGCGACATCATGCCTGATCTTCTCTCCTTTTCGTATGACGACAGGGAGGCGGATCAGGCGGATGAAATCTCGCTGACGGTCAAGGACGAGAAGGGCAAGTGGGCAGGTTCTTGGAAGCCAGACGGCGGTGAGACGATTCGGGCCTACATCAAAGGTTCGACCTGTCCGAAGCTTTTCTGTGGGAAGTTTTACGTCGACTCGATGCGGGTTAGCGGCTCTCCGAGAGTTTGCGAAATACGTGCCGTGTCGATCCCGTTGAAGGCTCCGATTCGCCGCCGACTGGTGACGAAGGCTTGGGAGAACTACACGCTCAAAGGCATTTTGAAGGAGATTGCGGCGAAGGCGGAGATCTATTTCTACTTCGAAGTTGAGGAGGATCCAGAGTATGACCGACTTGACCAGAAGGAAGAGAGCGATCTCGCTTTTCTGTCGCGTCTCTGTCAGGACGCGGGGTTGTCGATCAAGGTTACTGATGACACGATCGTGATCTTCGATCAGTCGCGCTACGAGAAGATGGAGCCTGCCTGCGAGGTAGAGCTTGGTGTGTCGGATGTCCTGTCTTGGGATTTCCAGACGACTCAATCGGACACGTATAAGAGCTGCGTTGTTTCTTGGCGAGACATCAAAAAGAAGAAGCGCAAGTCCGCGGGCGGCTACAACCTTGACTTGGAAAAGCCTTCGGATAAGCCGCCGGCGAAGTACAACATCGACCTTGAAAAGATCGACGACTCAAATGCGTCGAAGAACCCTGCGGTCAATACGTATGTCTATGTCGATCCGGATGCCGATGCCAACGGCCAGGAGTACAAGCTGAAAAAGCGCGTGACTTCAAGGGCTGAGGCCGAGCGTGTGGCGAAGGCTACGCTTCGACGCCTGAATCTGCGAAGCGTCACCGGCTCGATGACGCTCGTCGGAGATACGCGGCTTGTGGCCGGCATCGTGATCGAGGTGAGGGGCTTCGGAAGCTTCGATGGAAACTTCTTCATCGAGTCCGCCTCGCACAGCGTGAGCGAGTCCGGCTACGTGACGACGATTAACGTCCGCCGCGTGAATAACAAGTATTGAGGTGAGTGATGGAAACCGACACTATCAGAATCGGTGAAGTCGTCTCGATCGACCCGGTCGCCTGCACTTGCCGTGTTGTCTTTGATGACGACGACAGCTTGAACTCTTATGACCTGCCGGTCATGCAGAGGTGCACGTATGACAATCACGACTATCAGCTTCCGGACATTGGTGAAGATGTTGTGGTCGCATTTCGACGTGGAGGTGAAGAGGACGGTATTGTTCTCGGCTCTTTCTACGCGGGTGAGATTACGCCGCCTGAGTCCAGTCCTGAGAAGCGAACGGTTGTTTTCAAGGACGGGACGCGATTCAGCTACGACCGAGAAGCGCACGAGCTGGCGATGACGATTGAGGGAACGGAGATTGTTTACAACCGCAAAACGGGAACGATTACCGTGCCAGATACGATCACGGTCAACTGTACCGACGCGGTTGTGAACGCCTCCAGCTCGATCACCTTCAACTCTCCGAAGTCGACGTTTACTGGTGATGTGATCATCCAGAAGACGCTCACGGTTTCGGGCTTGATTTCCGGCTCGGGAGGCTTCACGGTGACGGGCGGTTCAGGCGTCAAGGCTACGGGCAACATCGAGCTGATCGGCTCCATGAATGCCTCGCAGGATGTCGTCGCGGGCGGCATCAGCGTGATGTCTCACACTCACACTGCTCCGCACGGTGAAACGAGCGGTCCGCACTGACAAGGCGAGCACAAAAAGACAAACCCCACGGGACGGGAGATCCTCGTGGGGCTTTTTTTGATCGAAAGGTATGAAAGATCAATAAAAGATATTTTACCGCAAAACTTCTTCCAGTTCATGGGGAAGCTGTTTCAAAAGGAAAGGCCGACGATGGAAATCAAGATTTTGCGATGGGCGTTCGCGTTGTCCATGAGTGTAGTGCTAGTGCTTGTCGCCACATGCTTTGCTTTTTGGACTCTGGCATATGCCTACGAGGTGTCGGAGGCGCTATGGCTGGTGTGACTGGGCTGTTTGGAAATATTCCGTTCGTGACCTCCTCGGCCGTCTGCCTGACCTTCAAGGACTTGAAAGTCGAACGCTCGACGCGGTGGGCTACGCACGAAGTGATAGGTAAGAAGCCGGTTGTCGAATATGTCGGACCAGGTCTAGCGTCGGTGAGCTTCACGATTCAACTCAACTCGCTTCTCGGTATGCCGCCGATTGCGGTTCTGAAGGGGTTGCAGATGCTGATGGAGAAGAAGGAAGCGCAGCGGCTTTTGATCGGCCCGGACTACTTGGGCAAGTTTGTCATTGAGTCCGTTTCGGAAGACCGCAAGGAACATACGAATCTCGGCATCCCCGTTAGCGGATCCGTGACGATCACGCTCAAGGAGGTCGGTGATGGCTAAGTATCGAGTAGGTCAGCAAAGCATTGACGTTGATTTCGCACCGGAAGGCGTGATGGAGATTCTGCAGAACGTTCGCACGATTCTGGCGACGCGCAAGGGCTCCGTTCCGCTTGACCGTGATTTCGGGATTTCGTGGGACAACATCGACCAGACGCTGCCGGCGGCCAAAATGTTGATGCGCTCGGAGGTGATTGACGCCGTTGAACGCTATGAGCCAAGGGCGAGAGTGACAAACGTTGATTTCGCTGAGGACGTGGATGGCGCGATGAACGGCGTGTTGAAGCCGATCGTGACGGTTCAAATAGGAGATGAGTGATGGCAGAAACATTGCCCAGATGGTGGCTAAAGGACATCAGCTTTCTGACGACGGATGCTACGGCGCTAGAGGCTGAAATCATCACCGCGTTCGAGAAGGTCAGCGGAAGAACATTGGCGGCGGGAGATCCTGTCCGCCTTTTTCTTTTGTCGCTCACGGCCATCATCGTGACGCAGCGAAGCGCGATTGATGCGGCAGCGAAGCAGAACCTCCTGTCGTACGCGCAGGGCGACTACCTCGATGCTCTCGGGCTTTTGCTGAACGTCGAGCGCCTGGCCGAGAGCAAGGCTGTGACGACGATGCGCTTCACACTGTCGAGAGCGCTAGGCGAAGTTGTGACGATTCCTGCGGGAACTGAGGTGACGAACGGTACGGTCACCTTTGCCACGACTCTGGATCTGGATATTCCTGCCGGCGAGCTGACGGGGGATGTGGCGGCCGTGTGCACGGACTCCGGTCCTGTCGGCAACGACTTCTTGGCGGGGCAGATCAATGTCATCGTGAAGCCGCAGACTTTCGTCGCATCGGCCGAGAACGTCACGATCACGTCTGGCGGCGCATTGGCTGAGAGTGACCTTGACTATGCGAACCGCATCCGCCTAGCACCAAGTTCGTTCAGCGTCGCCGGTCCGGAGAAGGCGTACGTCTTCCACGCGAAGAGCGTTAGCTCGGCCATCATCGACGTCTGCATCGACTCTCCGACGCCGGGGCAGGTGGATGTCTATGCGCTCCTAAAGGGTGGTGAACTTCCTTCGCGTGAGACGCTCGAACAGATCGAGACCCGGTTGCGCGATGGTGAGATTCGACCGTTGACGGACTATGTCCGCGTGCTCGCGCCGACGGCCGTGAACTATGAGATTCAAGTCGACTACTGGATTTCGAAAGAAGATCAGTACAAGGCCGCAGAGATCAAGGCCTTGGTCGAGAACGCGGCTGTTGCATACAAGTCATGGCAGCAGGCAAAGATCGGACGCGACATTACGCCTGAAAAGTTGACGCAGCTGATCGTAGCCGCAGGCGCTTGTCGCATTGATTCTGCGACTCAGAAGCCTGCAGCGTTCAAAGCGTTGACTCGCAGTCAGGTCGCGCAGTGCACGAAGCTGACGGTCAATTACAAGGGATTGAAGGATGAGTAAGGAGCTAGACAAGACAAGCTTGCTCGACCTGCTGCCGGACTCGATTTCGAAGGATTCGGACGTGTCGGCCGCCGCTAAGGCGCTAGACATTCCGCTTCGTGAGATGACTGGTGTTCTCGATCTTCCGTCGATTTACGTGAGTATCGACAGCCTGACATCCGAGCAGCTCGATCATTTGGCGTACTCGTGGGACGCAAGCGTGTGGCGTGATTCATGGCCACTTGAGCGTAAGCGAAGCGTCATCAAAAACGTGATTCGCGAAAAGAGAAAAAAGGGGACGTTGAACGCTGTAAAAGCGGCGGTTGCGTCTATTGGCTCGAGGACAGTTATCACTGAGTGGTGGCAAAAAGAGCCCAAAGGATCACCCCATACTTTTGAGATCGAGGTCGATATGCCAATCGGGGACTTTGATATCGAGGCTCAGGAAGATGTTTTTGGGTTGATCGACGATGCAAAACCCGTTCGGTCACACTATGAGCTTCTGCTCAATAACCGTTTAGATGGGAAAGTTGGCTTTATTGGTGCCGCTCAATATGCGAGCTACTTGTGTATCAGGGAGCCCCTTTTGATAGATGCGTCGGTATCTGGAGCAGTAGAGCTTGGCTGTGTCGCTAGACCGACGAACTATTCCAGACTTTAGGAGATTTTTTATGGCTAGTTCAATGTTGATAACCTCTGCGGGGCTAAGAGAGGTCGTGAATGCAGAGCATGACGGAACCGCTCCGATCAAGCTAACACAAATTGCTTTTGGTACTGGGAAATACGTCCCATCTGCTGAACGAACGTCTCTTGAGGCGGAGTTCAAAAGGTTTGATGCGATCTCAGGTGGGGCGGTCGGGGATAACGTTCTCCATGTAAGCGCCAGGGACGCATCGTCTGAGACCTATGTCGTATACGAGATCGGCCTTTTTACAGAGAGCGGAACACTATTTGCCGTGTGCTCGGACGAAATGCCGTTGATCCAAAAAAGTGCAAGGTCTCAAGCATTGCTGTCAATAGACATGGCCGTCGTGGGTTTTTCTGCGGAGTCTATTGTGCTTGGCGACACGAACTTTTTGAATCCGCCAGCCACAACAACGACGGCTGGTGTTGTCTATCTTGCATCAGATTCAGACATTGAAGAAGGGACATCAATCAGCAAAGTTGTTACTGCCAAGGCCTTAAAGAACGCGCTTGACTCGATTGAGTTTCAAGCGACTATTCAGGATGTTGATTTGAATTCGTGCAAAACGCCGGGGGTTTATCACTGCAAAGGACAGATACAAAACATCCCTCCAGGATACGAGCAGGGAACTTTGTTTGTGACAAGGAATGCCGATGGCATGGTGCTACAGCAATACTGGACCCAAACAAGAAAAATGTGGATGCGTCAGCTAGAAGGCTCTGGCGCTACCGAGTGGAAACGATACGGAAATAATTTTACGGCGTCAACCACTGATTTGACTGCGGGGTCGTCTCCACTCGAAAACGGCTGTTTTTATTTTGTGTATGAATGAGGTGTCTTATGACTTTTGAAATTGTGAAATATAACTTTGAGCGTGGTCTTTGGACTGCGCCGATGGTGGCTCTCGCGGTTCGCCGCGGGGTCATTACGCGTGAGCAGTATAAGACGATCACCAACCAAGAATTCAAGGAGTAAGAAAAATGACCGCAAAGCGTCTGGTTAAGCTTTATGACCATTCTGATCAAAAGACGTACGCTTTCCCGAATGGGAGCCTTGCTACACCAGAAATAATTTCTCGTGATTTTCCGTGCGCTTCGAGTGGCCTGAAGTGCGTCATCATCACCGATGCGTCTGGAGAGACGCTTTTTACGTTGCAGACTTTGAGCTCTCTGGCTGACGCAATGGGGCTTGATTCGACCCTTGATCCTGACGTACTCATCAAGTCGATTGAGACTCAAGTAAATACTCCGCCGGCCGCCTCCATTCCGTCTCCAGAAGAGCGTATTGCTGCGGCGTTGGAGTATCGTAATCTGCTCGATATGCCTGCGGTCTAAGAAGAAAGTACAGGAAACAGTAGCGCCCTTTGGGGCGCTTTTATTTTTTTGGGGGGGAGTTATGCCCAAAGGAGCTTATTTCGGTGTCGGCGGGAAGGCAAAGAAGGTCAAGAAACTCTTTGTCGGAATCAACGGCGTTGCTCGAGCAGTCAAGAAAGCATACGTAGGCGTGAACGGGAAGGCCAGGTTGTGGTGGAGCGGTGTGTGCACGTTGAAACATTATGAGTACCACAACCATTCTGAGTCGTTAACCGAGCAGCCGATACGGACCCTGGCGCAAACTGATCCTTCCGGAGCGTGTTGCTACTTTATGTTCGGAAATACCGTATTTTGTGATGAATTCGGGTACTTTTCGGACATTGGATCGCTGTCTGCATCAGCGGGAGGGATTGCGCAGTTTGCTGGTAGTTCATGGGTGAAAAAGGTCGCGGTTAACGCGGACGGGCTAGTAGAGTGCGGGATTATCCAAGGGTACAATATCCAGTCAAAAGTCAACCTGCTAAAAGGAGTCTCTTCAGCTGTCGCTACCACAATGCCAGACGGGGCTGTTGCGTTTCTTTTTGGATCAGGCACAGGTGAGCGCGATAGTCCGTCAATTTATCCGGACGGACGCACTGCGTTAGTACCACACCCCTCCGACGTCATAACTGGAAACCTAAACGCGACAGCGAGCGCCTTTTCTAGCCGATCAAAGAAAACATATATCGTCTGCAAAGGTAGCCCAAAACTATTCGTTGTTAGTGCTTCAGGAAGCTTTTCGACGATCGCGCTGACGGTTACACCAACAGACAAAACACAAGCAACCGGTGTTGAGCTAGCGACTTTTGGTTTTGGAACGACGCTCTTCACTGTAGGAGAGCAGGGTACAGTGAGCTACAAGACAGCTCCTTTCACGACGAGTTATCCAGACACACTGACGATGCAGACAGAGAGTGCTGTTTATCCAACGACTGCCTGCAGTCGCCCTTCTGTCACGCACATAAGCTTGACCACAGGGAAGTTTACAAAGTACGACGAAAGGACGGGGGGTTCTCAGTAATCCCTGTACCGAAAGGTTTGACAGTCACGGCGTCGTCGTACAGGCGCGCGATGCCTGGCTACGGTGGGCACATCATCGGCATGACCCACACCGTAGAGTCAGAGCGATTTGTCTACGAAAACTAAAAAATAAAAGGCTCGACTTCGGTCGGGCTTTTTTCATTTGAGGGATTTAGATGATAAACACGTTAGCGACGCTTTTGCCGCAAGGCGGTGAAAGAGCATTGCTTGCGATAGGTGCGACGGTTGGTGGGGCTTTTAGCTTCGCTTTCGGTGATGTAGGTCCTTTGCTCATGTGGCTCACGATCTTTACTGTCACTGATTTTCTGTTGGGTACGGCTGTCGCGATCAAGTTGGGGCAGTGGTCAAGTCATAAAAACTTTGTTGGCGTTTTAAAGAAAGCGCTGATGTTTTTCATCGTGGCCTTGTCACACGGTCTGGACGAAGTTTTTCAGCCGCTGATCCATTTCCAGATCTTCCAGTCGATCACCATCTGCGCCTACGCGGCGGGCGAGTTCGGCTCTCTTATCGAGACGCTTGAGCGCGGAGGTTTTGGGAGCGTGGTTCCGCCGGTCTTGCGTCGAATCGTTCAGACAGTCAATGAACGTCTGGAAGAAAAGGCTGATGCCGAGCTGTCCGCTAAAGGGCTTGTGTCGAATGAAAAGGAAAATTTGAAATGAAGAACTTTTCCGAGTATTCAGCTGAATGCGCAATGGACTTTATCGAAGCATGGGAAGGCTGCAAGCTAACCGCGTACAAGTGCCCCGCCGACATTTGGACAATCGGCGTCGGTCACACGAAGGACGTGACGGAGCATGACGAAATTACCTATGAGCAATCGAGGGAGCTGCTTCGGCAGGACCTCGAGGATGTCAAGCGAGGGCTTGCGCCTTTCGTCAACGTTCACGTGACGGAGGGGCAGTTCATTGCGCTGGTAAGCCTTGCGTTCAATGTGGGCGTTTCTTATGTCGTGCACAAGTGCCCGAAGCTGATGCGAGCACTGAATGCAGGGGATATTGAGGCTGCGGCTCACGAGTTCCTTGATGTCGACAAGGCGAACGGTCAGAGGCTCCCCGGCTTGACACGCAGGCGTCAGTCAGAAGCCAGGCTTTTCTTAGGCGAGGGTGTCCCGGCGATATAAGGTGTACTAGTAGAGAAAAAGGAAAAGCCGCTCAGTTGTGGGGCTGAGCGGCTTTGGGTGTCTTCTGTTGGCACAGATAGAGACTTGATGATTGTGTGTAGGAACCATCGATGTACAGTTTATCAGATCTAGTACAGGCGTTGAAGATGGCTGAAGAGTTATCGTTTTGGGCTGGGTTGCCTCTCTACGGAATTGGATACGGAGTAGCAATCTGGGTTTTGTCTTGGGGGCTTGGAAAGCTTCGAGAAGTTCTTGCCTCTTGGATTGAGTCGATCAAGGGATGGAGGGGCGATGAATAGCCTTGTCCTGAAATATGTGGCGGTACTTGTAGCGAGTGCCGCCATTTTTATCGCAGGCTACCAGTACGCGGCCGCGTTCTACGGCGAGGAGATCGCCAATGTCAAACTTCAGGCCGCGATTGTTCGCGCAAACGATGGGAGAAAGGCTTATGAAAAACTGGTCGCAGCGCAAAACGCGCTCGATGCTTCTCGGCGCGATGCTGTGCGCCTCTCTGACGACCTTGATCGGGTGCAGCGTGCCTACCAAAATCGAGAGAGAAGAGCCTCTGCCGATGCCTGCAGAGTGGAACGAGCCGCAATTGCCCGGTGCGAGGGACTTCTCAGAGAAAGCACAGAGCTTCTTGCAGAGGGTTCAGAACTACTTCAAGGAAACGCCGCAGTTCACGACGCCAGATCAACCATGAGTAAATAAATTGTTCAATCAGTTAGACGAGGAGACCTGTACTTTGGTAAACTAGTTACGCCAATGCAACAACTAGTTCCACTAAAGGGCGATGCAATGTCTCTTTCTACGATCCTCGCTAGGCAGGCTGGTATTTCAGATGGTACCGCTAATCCCCTGTCTCTCCCAAAGTTCAACAATTACGCCGTTTGCAATTTACGAGGCGGCATTGGGAAGACTTCTTTATGCTTTAACTTGTCGTATCTGACGGATGACATACTTGTTGTCGATACCTGCCCACAGGGAAATCTGTCATTTTTCTATGATCAAAATTATTTCAATAGTCGTAGACCATCTGTTTATGACATGATTTTGCCGCATATAATGCCTGGGCTTGGGACTTCGAGCCGGGTGGCGCAGAAGATTGGAGCGACAAATGAGCACTTTGTTGCTAAGAATAGCTTTTTTATTCCATCTTCCGACGAGCTTTACGTCTTGCCGACTCAAATGTCGACGGCCCTTACTCAAGCGCAATCAATAGCTGATAGCTCACGTCGGATGGTGATGATGGATAATCTTTTCTACTCGTTGAGAAACGAAATCCAACGGGAAATGAGCGAAACAAATACAGCTCGGTGCTTGATTGATACGTCTCCTTTTTTCTCTGGCGGCACGCATTTGGTGTGGCATGCTACTGACGCATTGATTGTTCCTGTAAGAACAGATTTGCAGTCAATCAATTCGCTCAGCTTACTCCTAAAACTTCTCTCATCTTCGTCTGGGGAGTTTAGAAGGTTTATGCCGTCAGACCAACATACGCCAAAAATTCAGATGATCGTTCTGACGCACTGTGGTTGGTCGACTCGACCTGGTGCGAAGAATGAACCAAATCAGCAAACAAAGCTGTATATCCAGCAGATATACGACATTGTTTATCAGAACATTTCGAGCTTTACGACCGACGATCCTACAAACCACGTTGTTCTGCTTGATGACTTTTTGGGTAGCGGTCGTATTTCTTCGGCACAATCTAAACCAATTGAACTTCTAAAGCCTGGAGAAACGATGACCATCAACCGTACTAAGGTTGAAGTCAATAAGTCGGTGGAGAAGGTTAAACGTCAATTGGAGTTCATCAACAATAGCATTTGGTGATAGAGTCCCCCGGTCAGCTTCACGCTGGCCGGGGGATGTTTTTGCGTATGCAGAACGGGGGGCTGAGTGTACACAAGGTCGCCCCAATTTACCAACGTTGGTAAAATGGTCGCACACTACCCCACAGTTGGAGCGGCCATGCACGAAATCAGCCAAGAAGAGATTGCTCTTTGCGAAACAGAGGAAGAGATCGTTAACTCTCCTTCTTTTGCATGTTGTCACCTGTACAGAAAATGCTCGGATGCCAAGCATTGCGTTATTTCCGACGAGGCCCGCTCGTCGATGTGTGCGTACAGAGAAAACCTTGAAAAGGGCATTATCTTCTACGGAAAAAACGCCAACGGATTTGACGCCGAAAGGTACCAGAAAATCCTTCGCATCGTCGAATCCATGTCGCCCGAACGCAAGGAAAAGCTTGACCGGCTGATGATGGAATACTGCGGTCAACGTAGGGGGTGTTCGTCGCTCGTTGTTCGCAAGGCTACGGCTGAGGCGGTTGATGAGCTTGGACTTTTCAAGTTCCAACCACTGGGTGCTTCGTTAGCGACGAAGTGCCTCTTTTCCGTCTTGTCCAAAAAGATCAAGGCTGAATCGCCAGAGTCCTACAAAGAGTTCGACTCTTTTTACAAAGCCTTCACGGCCAAACAGCCGTCTAGCGAAAAGAAGGCTACTGGTCAGAAGGTTCGCGCTTTCCGTGAGTGGCTGGCGGGTCCTGCGGCATCTATCCGAGACAGACTCGCAGAACCGTACCGAATCCTTTGGCCAGTAGAAGATACAAGGCTGTATGTCGAAGAACTGTGGTTCGATTTGTATGGGGCGGCGTGGGATAGAAAGCTAATGGCCGAATCGCCGCTCAAGGAAGACGGTCTGTCCGCTTAAGTCAGTTCGACGCCCTCGAAAAGCGCGGACGCGGCCTTGTTCTTGGCTTTTTTGAGTCTGGCTTTTGCTTCTCGAATTTCTTCCTCGATCGAGTTGATTTCTTCAAAGTACGGATTTAACTTTGAGTTCAACTGGTCGAGGATTTGCTTTGCCTCCCGCTTGTCGGCTGCAGAAATATCTGCACGGGAAAAATCCCCGTCAAGGATTCGCTGCTTGTGCTTGCAGAACATTCCGATCGAGCCGGCAGGGCAAGAGCATACAAGTCGGCATGCGTCGTGATCAACCAGAAGATCCATGTCGTAGTCGGAACCTGAGTCACCTTGGACGGTGAATGATATGCTTTTGTTGGGCACGGAAATACCTCTAAAGGGAATAAGCTACTCCGTCGAGGGTACTTCTATGCCGTGGCGGTTGTCAACGATTTGACCGCAAAAAGCCCCACTTACCTTCGCTGGTAGGTGGGGCGATTTTTTTTGTGCCTGTCGGTTTTGATCAGTAGATGATGCCTTGACTCGGGCCGCCAAGCCCACGCCGGCCATTGCGGCCGACACCGAAAGAGCACAGGAAGAGGAGGGGAGATGTCAAAAGGCTCGTTGGGTACGGGGTTCGAGTGATATACTCAAATCCATGCTTGTATCGACCTCGCAACTTCGGTGGGCAGTATGGCTGAAGATAAAATTTTCTCTGGGATGAACCTATGTCGGGAATCCCTGGGTGATCACATAAAGACATTTTGCGAAGCAAACGGTTTTGGCTACGAAATCAACGAAATGCCTTCCGCCTGTAAAAGAGTTACCTTTGGAAGAGCAGGCGAGCGACCGGCAATGGTCAACCTTTTTCTCAATAGTAATGGCACGACGACCGTTCAGTACAAGATTGGAAAGAACCAAAAATTGGGTCTATCGCTGGCGGAGTACCTAAAGGGGACGATTAATCCAGAAGAGCTCGAAACCGTCAATCTGGTGCTAACCAGCATCTTTGACGATGACGTTGATCTAGCGTTCTCGGGCATCGACGATCTAAATTTTTCGGTTGAGGTGAAGTCGAGCAGGAACGCTTCCGTTTGCAGAGAGATCGTTTCCAAGCATTTCTCGGATCGCCTGGTTGTGACGTACCACGCGAGCACGCACAAGCTTCAAATTCAGGGCCGGCCGCTTTCCTGTTACAAGGCATTTGTGTACTGTTTGGCGGAGGTGCTGGACAAGACGGGGCTCGAAAAGGTTTTGACCCGCTGTGGAGACGACGACCACCGTGTGGGTTACGTGCAGGAAAGCGTGGCCGAGGTTGGGCTCAAAGCGGCTATGGGGAGCGCATACGAAAAGCTGGACGAAGTTTCGAGGCGCTTGCTCCTGTCTGGGCTATGCGTAAAACTCGCATCCCCGTCCCTTCCAGATTACTCGTTGCTGCTGTACCCAGAGCTTCGCGTCCTCGAAGGAGCGATGAAAAGCCTCCTGAGCAAGCTAGGAACCAATGTTCGGCACGAAAGTTTTTGTAAGGCTTTTGAAAAGTCCGGCGGGACTTACGTGCTGACCGTTCCGGCCGATAATAAGGCGAAAGCTGCGTTGGAAGGAGGGTATTGCTTCTACCACAAAGAGAGGCACACCTTGTTCCACTCAGGCATTGTTCCCGTGACAAACAGAGTGATTTCGACACTTTCAGAGCTGAACCAGCTTTCTGCAGAAAGTCAAAAGTTAATAAAAGAGATTTATGAGTTAATGTAATGTTTAACGTAAGAGCCTTAGATCACGGCAGCTTTCAAGCAATTGTTACTGCTATGAGCTACGAAAGCTCTCTTGATGACCTCCAACAGATCGAGCAGACATTAAGAGAGCTGCTCGGCGGTGCCCGGTACGCCAGCGTAGTTTGGGATTTGCTGTGCACCAACGGCCTGTCTTGGAACCGATTTTTGGTAGCGCGTTTCGACGGAGGGCGATTCGATTTGTCTTCTTTCAAAGATCTTCCTGAATCCGAGATCGATGAGAAGATTATTCAAGAGCAAAAAAGTTTTTTTCGAGAGAGTGGAGCTCTTGAAAATTCGGTCTTGTCGAAAGAGCAGGTTAACAGCGTCCTGGCCTAACAGGGAAACCCCATCCGCCGGAAAAGCAAATGGGGCTTGCTGTTATGCTTTCTTTTCGGTTGTCAGCGTGAAGGCCATGCCGAGCAGATCCATGGCGTCATCAAGTGCCTCCATGCTTGCGCCGTCCTTGGTGAGGTCTACGAGGCGCTGTGCTTGCGTCTGGGAGACCTCTAGCATGCGAGCCATGTCGGCGACGCGGTAGCGGTTGTTCACCATGTAGTTCCATAGCAGGATCTTGGCCTGCACTCGGGTTGGCACCCGGATCGGGAAGTCGCCTTCGGTAATCGGAGACGGAAGCGGGATCGGACGGCGCTTCTTCCGGTAGAAGAGTTCCATAGCGCCGGGCATCATTTCCGTCGCAAGCTCTGTAGCCTCGTCAACGCTGTCAGCGTCGAAAACACATTCGGGGAGGTCAGGGCTACTGGCTTCAAACTTACCGTTGGCCAGAGGTTTTACGTGAAGTCCGTAGAACATATAATGTCTCCTTGGAGGTGATCGCCTTGTGTGGACGCCTCCCCAGAACCACTGGGGAGGGCTTTGGTTAATTAAGAAGCGTTGTACTGATTACTTTTCAGTTCGGGGCTTCGGAGCCGATTTTCCTTCTTTGATCGTTCGTTTGAACTTGAATTTGATGATTCCCAAGTTGAGTTCGATCTGGAAGGTTTTGGTTTTTGACAGAACCCGTGCGCCGCAAGCCTCTCATCAATGGGAGGTAAGGCGCACAAAGTTTTCGGACGTGCAGTAACATTGCCTTATGCGCACCTCCACCTCTTCCTACATCGTCGAACTTCCGCTTCGTGTGAACGATCAGCAGAATCGTTTTCTCGAAAAGGCGTTTGAGTTCGGACGCACGCTCTACAATGCGA